TATCTCGTCAACGGCAATCAGCGTCCCGCCTTTACGAATACAGATAACGGCAGACATGGGGTCTAAGTTGAAGTCCATCCCAATGTGGAGTGTACCACTATCGTCATCAATCGCCAATACAGAGTCTTCACGGTTAAAGCCGTAATAGATCAGGCCAGCATAGGTTACGAATGCAGCCTCATACTCTTGCTTAAAGGTTCTCTCATCTAGGTCTTGACGGGCAGCGTCAATCTCTTCCTGCGGTACGTTGCCACCATCGAGAGTCGTATACTGGAAAGACTCCCAATCCTCTGCACCATCTTTGCCTCTAGCCCACAGATCATAGAAGTGATTCCTGCCTTTAGGCGTACCAATAAAAAGCGCACCCCCTTTTCGGTCAGATAGACTAGGGCGTATAACCTCATACCATGCCTCTGGGCGCATATCAGCAAACTCGTCAAGGACAACAAAGTCCAAAGCTCGTCCGCGCAGGTTGTTTGGCTTCTCGGCTCCTTTGAGGCTAATCACTGACCCATTGATTAAACGCAGTGTTAGTGAGCTTTCGTTAGTCTTGGATATATACTCATGCGGGATAGTATGGATAAGCATTTGCCAAGCAATCTCTTTGGCAGACCCATAGGTGGGCGCTACATACCAAACATTCTTATTCTTTCCTGATACTGCTGCCCTTAACAATGCACCTGTAGATAAAAATGTCTTGCCGAATCGTCTGCCAGCCACGACAGAAACAAACCTAGCATTACTAATGAATATTTCAGTCTGAGGTTTGGTTAATTGCATTGCTGTCTAAAATAATATTGATCGGGGGTATCTCTTGAACCTCTGCTTCCTGCTCTTTCCAGCCAGCTTGGGTTTTTAGATAAAAGATGTTAGCCGCCACGTTACCCTTTTTAGCTAATTGTATTAGGTTAGACCCCATGCTAGCGCACTGTTTAACCCTGCCTTTTTTATAAGCGTCAGAAACTTCAGGCTGTCTTTCTTCTATGGCCCGCAAGGTTGTTTCGGAAATGCTAAAGTAATCAGCGATCTGGCCTTTTGTAAGTACAGCCGCTAATGCTTCAAGTTGGGTTATTTGCTCTGGGGTAAACTCAATAATAGGTCTACCGCCACCATCACCTTGATTACCTATCTTCATAGTGATGCCTTTGATTGGAGCGTACAGGTCGGAGTCGCACCGCCCAGATCAGAGTGGTCCTCTGACGCCTGCTCTTTTGCACGCTTTGGATATGGTTTAGACAAACATTCTATATTAGATTTTATACCCTTATCAAGAGGCATTAAATATCTATGCTTTTGCGCTCCTTTTACTATCTTTAGCCCTTTTTCGATGTATTTTAAATGGCTTCCATGAGATTTCCTAAAGGCCCTACCATGCCATTTTTTGCCGCCATATATATACTCATCGGCAGAATTTGTTAGTCCGTCATAAACCCAGTTTGTTGCTTGATATATACCGCCATGATGACCTTGCTCTGTATCAGCAAAAGACACAATTAGCTTTATAGATGAATTTGATTTCTTTAGGAATTTAATTGCAAGAGACATTATTTTACTGACTGGGCTTTTATGATCTGTAAAAGCTATTCTCACAAGCTCGCAACTTTCTGTTTGACTGCATCCATAAGGCTTGCCAAGTGATTTGTTTGCGCCTCTGCCAAATATTACTGCCCCTATATACTTCCCATCTTCCCAAGCCCCTACTTTTACTAACTTGCCTACAGGTATTACACCACTGTAATGCCAATTCTCACAAGCATATTTAGCGGCTTGATGGCTGGCCCAATCAATTTTAATCTCAACCTTGTCTGACATTCGCAACCCTCTTACCCCATCTGACACTCAAGGATTCTTTTGCTTCATTTAGAGAATTGTTGTCCATGTTGATCATTGTGACAGGTTTACCATCTAGCAGAAATGTAAATTTTCTTACCTTTGTGCCTGACTTTTGTGACTCAAACCTATTTAAGATATTAGTGTTTTTTTGTTCAAATGTAATACTCATGTTTGCCCCCTCATATCAAATTCTTTACCGCAGTGCGGACAATCAATCCACTTTGGGTCTAGCTCGTCTAACTGGCCTTGCTCTTCTTCGGTTGCTGGGTCAAAATTAGGCTCGATTGTATTTATTAAGTCTGCTAATACATCATCATCAAACCCGAGCAAGTCAAGGTCAAAGTCTAGCTCAGTTAAACGGTCTACCTCTACTTTCAGGGCGTCTAAGTCCCAGCCTGCGTTCATAGCTAACTGGTTATCAGCTATAACGTATGCCTTCCTCTGGGCCTCTGTAAAGCCTTCTAAGGCAATTGTCGGCACCTTATCCATACCTAGCAGCTGTGCAGCTTGTAGCCGCCCATGCCCTGCTATAATGCCGTTATCCTCGTCTATAAGGATTGGGTTAGTAAAGCCGAACTCTTTTATGCTGGCAGCGACTTGCTGTACTTGTTTCTCGCTGTGCGTTCTTGAGTTATTAGAATAAGGGATTAGTGCCCCTGTTTGCTTCCATTCAATAGACTCCATTATTGCTCCGTCCCGAATATCTCTTCTGCCATTGCTGCAAACTCCCTGAACCCTTCGTAAGGCTCAAGCTCCGAAAGCTCATCGACCATGTTGGCAACGCCATCTTGCCAGTCAATAAGCTCTTCTCGTATC